GTTGGTGCATGTTGTACAGGTGGATCATGTTTAGATCCAAAATATGAATTTCCTATTGATTTGAGTTCAATATTCTCAGAACCAAATTTAGATAGAAGCCAAATTTGTACGATAGGATTAACAGGTAACTTCTTGGGTCATAATTCAGCATGCACTCCTACATCTTGCACAAGCGCAAGTGACAGGGGAACATGTGTACTTAAAAATTGCCATACTAGTGGTGGATTAGGAACCGGTTGTATTTCAGACGATGATCCAGCAAGGCTTGTATTTCATATAAATGTAACAAAAGCCCAGTGTGATGGATATGCACAACCAAATTGGACTCCATGTCCTTTGGATGATTATCCTGATTCTCTATCTATTCCAGCATGTAAAAAGTTTTTCCCGGGGTTAGTAACAGAAGAGAGTGTATATTCGACTATAGGTCAATGTTGTTCCAGAGAATTTATTGATGGAATTTTTAGTGGGAGCCAAGAATGTACCCAAAAATCTTTATATAATTGCATGCATGATCAATGGATTTGTGATCAATATTCATGTTCTATTCCATGTCTAACATGCCCAGGAAATCCTCTTCCATCGTTCTCATATCAAGTAAAATTTACACCATCTTCTACATGCGAAACTGAATGTCAATTTCCTACAACATTGACCAGTATTTACGCAGGTGACTATTCACCAAATTCTTCTGTGCTGTATGGAAAAGATTATAAATTATGTTGTCCAACCACAATGAATAATTTGATATCTGGCACGGAATTAAATGCAGAATTTTATACATCTAAATTTGATTGGTTTGGATATGGAAATGTGTATGCTGCAAATTCAGACAAAAAAGCAAATGATATTCGATTTAAAGTTTATGTTTATCATACTGATTTGAGCTATACAGATGAATCTGGTAATGTAGTAAAAAATGTTGTATGGGGACAAACTGATGGGAATGTTGCATGGGGTCCACATGTTGAAAAAACTTCAAATAATGTGTATGTGCTCAATGATCTACAAAATTTGTCTAGAACATACGAAAATTACAAAGATGAAGGTTACTGGCAGATCACCGCTGCAAATTATTCTGCAGAAATACTTAGAGACAAATCATTCAACAAGCAACCACCACTTCAATTTACTGATGCTATAGGTGCACTGGTAAATAATGATGATTCAATTTATTCAAATAACGGTGCTTGGAGAAGAAATTGGGGTCTTTATAATACAATGAGAATGTTTGGTGCTGATAATGCATTCTATGCACTACAAAATCCTGTCAATAATGTAACTTACAATGTTCCTGATGAATGGACAGCAGCTAGATTAGTAGACAAGTTGAACCGAGAGTCAACTCTAAGCATGCTCTCTTCTTCATGGTTTATTCCGAGCATGGAAGAAATGGCATTTATTTGTAGTAAATTCCCAGAAATAACAGACCAACTTGAAGAACCTATTCGAGGTGATTATTGGACATCGACCGGAACTTTTGATGAATCGACAAATGAAGGTAAAAGAACAAGACCCATAGGCACAGGTCCTGCGGGAACGGAAGCATGGGTTTTCTCAATAAATCAAACAGAGTTTTCATCTAACAATTTGTCATCTTTTATCGTAAAGACCAGAAAAGAAAAAAGAAACGCTAAATTGAAAGTTCGACCTATACGAATAGAAATGATTAATGGTCTAGATGTTCCTCTTGTCGAAACAGAAGAATATAAATTATGGAAATTACAGCCATTAAAATGGGTATCTGATAAATTAGGAGCAGATTATGTCTGAATTGTACGGTTCAAGTAGAATACCTCAGATATCATCTACAATTGGACAGATTATATTTCAAGGTCCAACTGGTTCCACTGGTCCCACTGGAAATCCGGGAGAATATGTAACAGGTCCAGATGGTCCGAGAGGAAAATTTGTTTATCATGTTGTCGGTGCTTCATCTGATACCATAAGAATTATTGCAATTGAGCAATCTGCAAGTTCTAATTTTACAGACATATATGTTTCTGGTGTTCGAGGTATAACTGGTGACAATCCAATAGGGACATTCTCTGTTGGGTATACAGGAGTAACGCAAGACGCTGTTTATGTCGTACAAGGACCAGCAGGCTTAACTTTATTCTTTAAAGCAATTGAATTGCAAGGAAAAATAACAGGTTCTTATGTAAATAATAATTTGTTTATACGCGGAACAGAAATCCCATATACAGGCGACCTTATAACAAATAGGCTGTTGTATATTGGTTACACATCAACAAATGAATATTATGTTGTAATACCAGCAAGTAATACTCTTTATGATGAAAGAAATTATTCTGGAAGAACATTTTCATCATTAGAAACACTATTTTATGCGTTTAAAGAAACAGGTACAGGATCAAATTTTAATTATTCTACAAATTCATCCAGAGATGATTTTAATTTACCCATAGACATAAATGCTTCTTTTTACGGAACAACATTTGTAAATTCATCATCTAATTTTTCAGAATCTACTCCATATTTGAGATATGGAGTCAGTTACGGTAGTGTAATTACAACTCCGTATATCACCGACTCTCTACAGTTTAAACAAAGAGGCATATTCAATAAAAAAATAGGTGAAGATACTTTTATTCCTTTGAATGAAAAAATAGGATCATGTTGTTATTGTAATTTTTCAGGAAAGAGAGTTTGCACAGATTATGTTTTGAAAGAATATTGTGAATCTGCCTTCGCTGGATCTTGGAGCTCTACTGCATGCTATCTGAGATACAACACTGATGATTGTTATCCGGGTGGTGCTTGTTGCGTGAACAATAAGTGTGTCCAATGTTCGGAAGATAAATGCATTTCAATGGGGGGATTGTTCATAATAGGAGAAAACTGTTCTTCGATAGGAACATGTCCAGATCGATGTGCATTGAATATTGGTTGCTGTTGCGTAAAAGGAACTGGTTATGCATTGACCCCGGAATTGTGTGCAGAAATATCAGGATCTAGATTCTTTGAAGAGCCTTGCAGCAATATTAATTGCTGCCAAGTTGGTCATTTAGGTGCATGTTGTGTGAGAAAAAATTGTTATGATTATTTTAGTGCATATGAATGTGCACTTACAGGAGGCGTGTTCCAAGGAGTTGGAACAGAATGTATAAGTCAATTCATAAATTGTTGTACAGATCCAAATAATGTCATACAGGGAACAATTCAATAAATATAAAGGTGAACAATGGGATCTAGTGCAATAAGAAGAGTTTTAATTCAGGGTTTAACTGGTCCAACCGGTCCAACTGGTCCTGTTGGTCCTACAGGTGCAACTGGCTCCGGAACAGGAAAAACCGGAGCAACCGGGCTTACAGGCCATTATATAAACTCCATATCATATGACTCTTCGGGAAATCCAATTGTATCGGTAACAAATGGGGATTCTTATACAATATACGGATTGACTGGACCCACAGGATATACTCCAAATTTAGGTGGTTTTACCTTATCTTCAACATATCAGTTACTAGAATCTTTTACTGGTGGAACATTAAATATAAGAGGCTTGTCGTTTTCAAATGAATTCATTGTCAATTATGTAAAAGGATCTATGGTTATATCGACTGTCGATCAGACTCCATCGATAATAGTGTCTGGTGATAGCAAACCACTGAAAATAGCATACTCAAAAGAAAACGATGAAATCGCTTCGACTAAAATAGATTTTGATATTAATTCATTTTCATTTTCAAGTGTATCTGGAATAACTGTTGCATCAACATATTTGGATTCTTCATTTGTTGTGGCTGCAATTCCAGAACTGCCTCAAGAAAATGTATCAGATTTTATATCCAATTACGCAGATATTTCTCCATATATTCACTCTGTTGATCCAAACAGAGGACTTGTTTTAGATTTAACAAAAGCCTCTGTGTTTTTAATACAAACTCCGATTGGTATATCAGGTTTCCATTTGGATACTACATTATTTAATATTGGAGATATAGTCTCATTTACAATGTTTATAAATGGAAATGAGATATGGTCATTCCCTTCAAATGTATTTTTTGAAAACATTCAAGATTCATCATATTTTGGATGTGGTATGAATATAATGAATCTGACAACAAAAGATAAGGGAGCAAGCTGGTATGCTACCATAACAGATAGAGGTTATGGTGTAACCGGTTGTGAAGATTTGGACACATTAGGCTCTTGCTGCTATTTGGATGCAGAAAATAATTTTGAATGTGATGATTACAGAAGCAAGGGTTTCTGTGACAGAGTAAGAGGAACATTCAGTCCGTTGAAGACATGTGCAGAATCATGTGGATTGACACTACAAACATTCTGCTGTTCCGGTGGAAAATGTGTGTCTGGTATAAGTGAAGATGAATGTGAATATTTTGGTGGAGTATTTTATGCAACAGATGCAAAATATCAAGGAGTGACTATAGACTGTAATTTTGGAAATCCAAATGGTCCAAATTATGGAGAAGACATACAAGAAGGCAGAGTGTGTTACGATGCGTGTGCAGATCAAGTTGCATGTTGCAAAAATGGTGTCTGCTTAGGAGAAATGACTAGAATAACATGCGAATTGATCATGGGCGGAAGAGCCGTAACTGGAGGAACATGTCAGACCGTAGATTGTTGTAAGGAAATTCCTTTCTATGGTGCATGCTGCAAGACAGAGAGCGATGCGACTACATGCAGACAAGATTATATTTACAATTGCAAAATTGATAATAATGAAGTGTTCATGGGTCATGGAACTTTATGCATAGATGAAAATACTTGCTGTCAGGCAAATCAGGAGTTTGAAGGATTATGCTGCCTTTACAATCAAGCGTGTGTCGCATCAAATAGATCTGCGTGCGATTTATATGGCGGAGTGTTCTTAGAGGGACAGTCAACATGTGAAGCATGTACAAATAGATGTTTAGATTGTTCCGGAAATTATCCACCGAGTGCAATTGGTTCCTGCACTTACATAGATCAAACCGGTGGTATAACCCATGAATATGAGGTACAAAAATCGTATTGTGATACCCAAGTAGAAAGCACTTTTTGTGTTTGGATCTGTGGGTGCACTCTCCCACCATGCCCACCACCGCCTCCGCCCCCTCCACCTCCTCCACCACCGCCTCCGCCGCCTCCTCCACCGACAGGAGAAACTTGTATAGCCAATGCATGCTTTGAGGATAGGTCTTCTGGAACTTGCCCAGCGACATGTGTTAGGACAGGTGGACCTACTCCACCCGGACCAAGAAGAGGAAGACCAGATAGAGATGTTACTCCTCCACCTCAACCACCCGGTGGTGGACCGGGAGGAGGAGGGGACCCGGGCGAACAAGAGTACGAATATTGCGAAAGTTGTGGAAATTGTGAATGCCCATCATTCCCCATAAACGGTTATATGTTTAATGATGGACCACGGGAAGAAGTAACAGGAGAAGAAGGAACTGATGGTTTTGCAAGAAGTTGTTGGTGTTATGAAAACGGTAGAGATCCTGTATTACAAAATTTACCACCCGATTTAATATGTGAAGATGAATTTGGATGGCACGGAATAGAAGAACCTGAGACTGAACCACCATCAAGCCCTCCGGCTAGAATAAGAGCATGTTGTTCATCAGGTATTGGTGCAACCGATCCTCAATGTGAATTGTGTTGTGTTTCACAAACAACAATATGTTCAATTGTTAGAAATGGTTTTGATGGTTTACCTCCAAATACAAATCCATGTGCAGGTCTGGTATGTTGTTCTACTTGCATTGATGATCAGGGAAATCTTCTTGCTGGCATACCATCACTTAGATTTGAAAATGGAGTACCAGTTTGTAAATGTGTACAAGATCCAAGAAGTTGTGGAATAAATTCTGATAGTGGTGATGATCCTTGTGATGTCCAGTTTTGTCAAGATTGCCTGTTCGGTCCTCTTCCTTCTTGTAGACCAGGTGAATTATCAACGCCATTCCAAGGAACTTCTCCATTAACTGATTTTTCATCTTCATCTTGGCTAATAGATCCAACCACCGGGTTATGCACTCTTTTTGCATGTGATTCTTCGCTCAGTCCTTGTTTTGATCCTACATACACAGCATGCGAGGCACCTGAATGACTATTCACCACAGATCAAGAATACCAAGTGCAATTAATTATGGTGAATATTTTAATTATACCATAAACCAATTAGGTTGTTGTTGCACTTTAGGAAGTTCTCCATTTAATAGTTCAGCTTCTACATTTAATGAGTGCAGTGCAAAAAATGGATATTATTTTTTACCGCCCGATGAAACTGCATGTGAAACAATAGAATGTCCATTTGCAGGAATAACTGGATGTTGCTGCTCATGTAAAAATATGACAAAAGCACAAAGAGCTCTGGCAGATGCAGATATTCTTGGATCGACATATGGAATGCAAGACGGAGTGGGTAGATGTACATGCGAGGACTCTGGTGGTAGATGGATAGAGGGTCCATGTGATAGATCAAATCCTATTCTTCATTGTAGAGAACCGAATGGAGTTGATGTAAGACTTCCAAAAGCCTGTTGTGGTGTCACTTTCAATCAAGTTACAGTTGATGGAGTACCACAAATAGAATACACTCCTTATTGTGAGGATGTTTGCACTGCAAAGGAATGTTCAAAAAACATAGTTCTGAATTATGTTGCCACTTTTTATAATAGTGGCAGAAGGTGTTTCTTTGCAAATAACGCAGGAGCACCAGTAGCAGATTTAGAATGCGAACTCATACAAGGTGATAACAATGAAACCACTCCCCCTCCGACTTCCGAAAGTCAGTTTTTCCCACGATGTAACAATTCAAACTTTATATGCTGGGGAAATGATTGTACTTATTATGTGAATTTAATCAATAATGGATTTTATTACAATCCATCCGTAAATGACTATAGAGTTATTCAAATTTCAGGTGCAGCGGCAAAACTTGAAGATTTTGATTCATTTGAAACTGATAAGAATGTCATAGGAAATGGATTATTTGCACCGTTCCGAAGAAATTATCTTCACATGAAATCTCGATATGGTAGAGCTGGTTTTATAACACAAGACAATAAAGTTTTATTCACCGGAAGCCCATTGACAGGAATAGTGAATGGTATAGAATATGCTCCACTAAATTATACAACTGATCCATTTTACAAATATGACAGAGTTGAAATAGGTAAGAATTTTGCTATCTTAAGAAAACAATCAAATATTGGAACAAGAGCAGATTTCATTGGATATTTAACTCCTGGGGTCTGTCTTACCGCATCAGAAATAAATTACAGCGGAGTCCAAACTGTGCATGCTCTTGAAGAGGCAGCATGCATTTCTAGATTGAATTTCTTGACAAACAATGTTGAATTATTATGCAAAGGATATCCTTTCTCTACTACAGGATTGACTTTGGTTGATGGTGGTATTGTACAAAACTTTAACTACACAATAGACCCAGATACAATTTCGTGCAATGGCTATCACTGCACTTATCAAAGATATAAATTAAGTGCAGGAAGAACTCTTATAGAAAAAGAATGGATTCGTACTGGTGAATACAAGAGATCTAAAGATTATCTTGGAAATCCACTACCAATTCCCAGTGAAAGAATAACTACATTCTTACCATTTCCAAAAGATGATTTTTCAGATGGTGTAGTGATTGCTGGTTATAACTTCGATTGCTTCATGGAAGCCGTTAGTCAAGATCCTACCACAAATAATGGGTACACCAAATTATCTTGTTATGGAACATGGGACCCAGAAGATACCAACAAGGGATTAAATTTCACAGACCACGAATTCGGTGTGCTGAGCACAAGACCAGAAAAAGGCAATGAATATTATGATTGTGATTATAATAAATGTTTTGCTGTTATGCCTACCATCGAATATTGTGAATCAAATACTTTAGGGAATTGTTGCATAAATGATCCGATCACTGGATGTCGATGTTTAGAAAATGTAACTTCTGCAGTATGTGCATCTGCCGATAATTCAACTTTTTATACAGCAGCCGATCAATATAATTGTGATGCTTGTGAAATAGATTGTGCTGATGGTGATCCAATATCTCTTAGTTGCTTGACTGAAGAAGGGGGAGATCCGAAAGGTGCATGTTGTGTAACAACACAATGCCCACAAACAGGAACGACCAGATACTCTTGTGCATGTAGAAGAATAGGTTCATGTAATGTTTATAATGGTGTGTTTTATGAAAATAAAACTGTCGATGATCCATCTGTAGATTGTGGTCCCGATGAAGGTGAATTGGGCAAATGTCGATTCGCATTTTCTGGTGGATTTTTATGTTTAGCAAATATGACAGTAAAAGATTGTCACATGTGTACAAAAGTAGAAGATGGGGTATGTACAGAATTTAGCTCTGGTGGAAATCCATATTATTTTGGAAATACTTGGATACCATTAGGATCGGACCCAGAAGACTGCGGTTGTTAAATAAATAACTAATATGTCAGTGGTTATAAAAAATACACTTTCTCTCCCACCAAGAATTTTTACCTTTTACCAAGGGGGACTGTATATTGGTAATTTTCTACCCGGTTCTCCCGTAAATAATCAAGGATCTGAAATACTTGGAAATAAAGGAACTGGTAGCCCTCAAAAATATAGAACAGAAGCCGATGGAGTAGGAAACAAAGCAAATTCATGGGGAATTATAATTTATTCTAGTGATTATATTCCAACAAACAATAAATCATTTACAAGTCCAGATGAAACCATTTCATATCCAGAAACATCCGAATACGATGGATTGTTAAATAAACAAAATGCAAATGGAAGATTTTATTCAAATTTGGAAAAAATAAGTTTTGGTGGTTATAACGATTGGTATATTCCCAGTATTGATGAATTAGGATTTATTGCAAATACTCTTTCGGTTGGATATTACATACCAAGAAGATTTAATGCAATTTCTGGTGGAACTTACAGATCATCAACTATATCATTACATAATAAAAATGTTAAATCTGATGTTAATTCTAGAAAAACCCATGTTTATTATTATGGACAGTCTTTTTTGAAGACTAAATATGGAGAAGTATCGAATGTTAGTGAATACTCATTAAATACTAAAATAAGATTGATAAGACGAATGGATTTAATGGAAATTTAAGGAGCTTATATGTCTAATGAACCGAAAAAAGGCTGTGGATGTGGCAAGAAAAAAGAAAACACCGAACCAAACCCCCAACAATTTCGTTCCGTGGTGAATGAACAAAAGGGTACTTCTGAGATAAAAAAAAACTTAACGATGGTTCAAAGTTTCGCTTCGGCGATAGCTTCAAGAGGGATAACCAACAAAAAAATTGATAAGTTTGAAAAAAAACTCAGAGTACTGAGTTGTTTTGGAAATGCACACAGCGGTGGTCAACTTCCCCCATGTGAACATTTAAGAAAAAGTTCTACTGAAGGAAAGTACTTTTGTGGTGGCTGTGGTTGCGGTGACAAGCCAATGACATGGCTTTTGGCAGAAGGCGATAAGTATTCGAAGCTTGACTATCCAAAGCTCCAATGCCCTCTAAAGATGCCAGGATTCTCAAATTACGAGAAATCAACAGAAGACGAAGCCATCCCTCCAATTACACGAAGATTTTATATAGAGAATATGCCACAAGAAGAAGTGGAAAAGGTATCTGTAACTACACCCGAGATGCCAGTAGAAATTAAAGATTCTCAAATATCAGAAGAGAAAAAAGAATAAATAATTCCGGTGCAATATGCCGGAAATAAGATCAAGACAAGATTTAATCGAATACGCATTACGCAAGCTGGGAAAACCAGTAATAGAAATCAATGTCGATTATCAGCAAGCTGAGGATCGACTGGATGAAGCTTTGGAACTCTTCAGAGAAAGACACTTTGATGGAGTCATCCAAGGCTATATTCCATATTCAATTACTGATGAAGATAATGTTAAACGATATATCAATACTGATAATATCGGTCCATTAAGTGGTGTTTCTGGTGATTCCCCATCTGGAAAAGATATAGTAAGCGTAATTCGAATATTTCCATACGACCCATTAAGCATGTCAAATAGCATGTTTAACATCAAGTATCAATGGGCATTGACTGATTATTTCCAAATCAACCGTGGCTTATACGGTGTTCAGGATCTTCCGATTGCAAACTATGATAATGCAATGCGATATATTCAATTGATGAATCAATATTTTTCCCCAGAAAAAGCAATCGGATTCAATAAAACATCAAACAGAATATACATTCACGGTGACTGGACTACTGATTTGAAAGCTGGTCAACAGTTGATGTTCGAAGCATATTTTGCACTTGATCCCGAAAAGTTCACTCAGATATACGATGATCGTGTACTAAAGAAATATTTTACTCAACTTCTAAAAAGACAATGGGGTATGAATCTGTCGAAATTTGAAGGTATTCCATTACCGGGTGGCGGCACGCTCCGTGGGGAAAAGTTAGTTGCAGAAGCCCAAATAGAAATTGACAAAATAGAAGCAGAAATAATGACATCCTTTGAAGGTCCTCCGACTTTCCAAATTGGTTAATCATGGCAACAAATCCATATTTCAATCAAAAAGCATCCTCTGAACAAAATGTAGTAGAGGATATAACAATTGAAACGATCCGAATGATGGGTCAGGATATGGTTTATGTGCCAAGAGAAATGATTAGAGAAGATCAATTATTTGGAGAAGCAGGAAAATATAAATTTAAAGATGCATTTCCAATTGAAATGTACATCGAATCAATAAATGGGTTTGAAGGAGAAGGTGATGTTCTTTCAAAATTTGGAATTCAAGTCAAAGATAAAATAACTTTACTGGTTTCAAAGAAAAGATTTGAAAAAGAAGTCACCGAAAGAAGACAAGAAATATTTCGACCCAGAGAGGGAGATTTAGTTTATTTCCCCCTTAGTAATAGTTTATTTGAAATAAATTTCACAGAACATGAAAATCCATTTTATGTTTTAGGAAAATTATATGTTTACAAATTAACATGTGAACTCTTCACTTATGATCATTCTGATATGGACACCGGAGTGACTGAAATTGATGCTGTAGAAACAGAATCGAACTGGATGACAAAAGAAATATTATTGGCAGGAATTACAGGTATAACATTCGTAAATTATTTTGAAGGCGAAACATTTACACAACATTATGAAATAAGTGGTCAAACTGGTCAAATACAAGCACAAATGCTGTCCACTGGTCGAATAGTAAACCATGATAGAAATATTCGTTTGTTGTCTGTTACAACATCCGACACAATAGTAAATTCCAAGACTATAATAAAAGGAAGCGATTCCGACGCTCGCTGGTATTATCTCGGTTCTACCTCTTCAAATACGATCATACCAAAGAATGCCGTCACTGAATCGAACTATGGTGATAATGATGTGACTTCCCTAAAAGTAAAGAAAGAAGACATAATAAGTTATTGTGAAACAGATCCTTTTTCTGAAGGAAAATTTTAATGGAGATATGTAATGAGTCTAGAAAAAATTGGAGAGTCTTTGGGAATACCATTTATTCCTGAAGAAGAAAAAAAAGAAACTCCTATTGTAAAAATACAAATAGAAGAATCCAAGCAATTGGAAGTAGATTTTCAACAAGTTCGAAAAAATTTAAAAAGTCTTGTTTCCACCGGAGAAGAGGCAATTGAAGGAATACTGAAAGTTGCACAGGAGGGCGATTCTCCGCGTGCGTACGAAGTCGCTGCTGCAATGATAAAGACAGTTTCTGAAGTGAATAAAGATATTATTGAAATGCACCACAAAATGAAGCAAATAGAAAAACCAACAGTTGTTGAAAAAAATACAACTAATAATTCAATCTATGTTGGATCTACATCTGATTTGCAAGATTTGATAAACACATCGAGAAGCAGAAAAAAAGTATTAAAAGACGAGTCTACAGAAAATGGCTAAAAGATCCCTACATGGATATCGTGATAACGTCAATTTAAAGCCTCATGGAGTAAAGATAGACTTCACTCCGTCGCAGGTCAAGGAGTATGTTAAATGCGCTCAGGACCCAATGTACTTCGTCAAGAAGTATGTGAAGGCAGTTTCATTGAACGAAGGTTTGATTCCATACCACCCATATCCATATCAAGAAAAAATAATTGACACCATACACAATAATAGATTTGTGATATGCAAACTTCCACGACAAAGTGGAAAAACATTAACTATGTGTGCTTATCTGTTATGGGTGGTGTTATTTAATCAGGACATGAATATAGCAGTTCTTGCAAATAAGAAAACAATTGCTTATGAAATTCTAGACAGAATTAAAAATGCCTATCAATACATTCCAAAATGGCTTCAACAAGGAGTCATGGAATGGAACAAGGGATCAATAGTTCTTGAAAACGGAGCTAGAATAATTTCCTCTGCAACAAGTTCCTCTGCTGTTCGTGGTTTATCAGTAAATATAATTTATCTGGACGAGTTTGCCCACATTCCTAATAATATTGCAGAAGACTTTTTCTCTAGCGTTTATCCTACAATCTCTGCAGGTAAAGACACAAAAGTCTTGATAACTAGCACTCCCAAGGGATTGAATAAATTTTATAATTTATGGAAGGGTGCGACAAGAAAACCCGGTGAGGATGGAAAAAATGAATTTATTCCTATAGATGTGTCTTGGAGAGATGTTCCGAAGTATCCGGGTGGACCTCTGCGTGATGATGCTTGGATGAAAGAAACCATAGCAAACACAAGCGAAGAACAATTTAATCAAGAATATAATACCGAATTTTTAGGATCCACAAATACTCTTATATCATCATCTAAATTAAGTCAGATGACATGGGATATTCCCATGAAGAAAACAAAAGATGGTTTATGGATATATGAAGAACCCAAAAAGGGTCATATTTACGCAATGACAGTGGATGTTGCGAGAGGATTAGGTAAGGATTATAGTGCTTTTACTGTAATAGACTGTTCGGTTTTACCGTATAAATTAGTAGCAAAATTTAGAAATAACATAATACCTCCCCTTGTTTATCCTAATATAATAGAATATGTTGCTAAATTATATAATAATGCCTGGGTATTGGTGGAAACTAATGATATTGGAGGACAGGTTGTAGACATACTCCATACTGAACTAGAATATGAAAATATAGTAAGCACAATATCTAAGGGAAGAAAAGGTCAGGTTGTTAGCGGGGGGTTTGGAAGAGGCAATAAGTTACAAGGAATAAAAACAACCCAATCCATAAAAAGATCTGGTTGTTCGATACTTAAAAATCTAATAGAGCAAGACAGATTATTAATCCCTGATGTGAATATAATCGAAGAACTTATGACATTTGTTTCTTATAATGAATCCGGCTGGCGTGCAGAGGATGGTCATACCGACGATTTGGTAATGTGTTTGATATTTTTTGCTTGGTTGTGCCGTCAGACATATTTCAAAGACATGACTTCTATAGATATACGCAAGGGAATGATGGACGATTTAAAGCAAGAAATGGAAAATGATCTGGTTCCATTTGGATTCATTCCCTCTATTGGGGGTGAAGAAACCCAAATAATCGATGATAATGATGTTTGGAATGCCGTAAAACGATAATTTCATAAATAATCTAGAATATATTGAAGGAGATAAAATGGCAGCACCAAATGTTACCGTAAAAATAGTAGATGAAAGTTTCGTGGCATCAGGATTCGAAGACATATCCACGACAATTGGATTAGCGTTTTCTGATGGTGATCATAATCTTTTAACCGCTTTAGGATCTGCAGGCGAAACCGCCTCTGGTTTTATGAGTTTTGATAATAGCCCAGATTGGGTGCAAAGATATAACGATATCTTTGGTGCCTATGTTGGTTACACCGCAAGTGGTGCAGTTCAAACCGTAAATAATGTTACCCGAAAATTAAGCTCATTACCATCTGGATATACTGGAATCAAGCTATCTGCATTAAAAAGTCCAAATCCCGATTTTACCGGATTAACAGTCGCTTCATCCGGATATACCGCAAATGGTGCTCAAGTCGCATATGAATTATTCAATGGCTTGACCGGAACTATCGCTAAGCACTGGTGGTCTGCCTATAACTACCTCCAATATGGTGGTATTGT